GGTAGCTAGTCGCGCAAAAGCGAACTAGTTTTTGAAAAAAAAACTTGAATGTAATGGGCTAATATTACACGCATATTTTGGAGATAAAAAATGCAAAAACAAAAATTAGAATATTGGCCGATAGAAAAGTTCTCACCATACGACAGAAATCCAAGGCGAAATGACCACGCCGTAAATGACATGGCTCACGCAATAATAAATTTCGGTTTTAGAATTCCAATAATTGCTAAATCTGACTCGACAGTAATCGACGGGCATTTGAGATTAAAAGCCGCAACTTTAGCAGGACTAAAGGAGCTTCCCGTTTTAGTCGCTGACGACATGTCAGAAGATAAAATAAAAGCTTTCAGAATCAACGTAAACAAAATGGCTGAACTAGCGACTTGGGACTCTGGCTTGTTAAAGCAAGAAATTTTTGAGCTAGATGAATCAGAATTCGACTTAAAAAGTTTGGGATTTAACGACAGGGAACTAGCCTCTTTACTTCCTGACGATGACGACATTGATGTTAGTGACGAAAACGAGGACGACGAGGGAACAAGTAAGGGTGTCGAACAAAAATTAACTATTATTATTTCTTGTGAAAATCAAGAAGAGCACGAAAATCTATTCGACGAATTAAACAGCCGTGGATTCAAGGTAAAAGTATGAGCAAATATGGAATACCTTACATGGGATCTAAGGGCACTGTGGCAGAATCTCTTTCGATGATTTTCCCTAAAGCAGAAAACTTCTATGATTTATTTGGCGGTGGTTTTTCTATGACTCACTGCATGATGAAAAATAAATCCCATAGGTTTTCTAAATTTCATTACAACGAAATAAGAACCGATGTTGTAAAGCTTGTCGAAGATTGTTTGGCAGGTAAATTCAACGAAAATATTTTCACTCCTTCTTGGATTACGAGAGAAGAATTCCACGAAAAAAAAGAGACTGATGCTTACATTGGCTTGTGCTGGTCGTTTGGGAACAACAAGAAAGGTTATCTTTTTGGCGAGGACATAGAAGAATACAAAAGGTCTATGCACATGGCTGTGGTCTTTAACGAGTTTGATGAACTAGCTACAAAAGTTTTTTCTTTTAACTCTTGGCCAGTATGGATAGATTCAATTTACAAAAAAAGATTATTTCTTAGGAAGAAAATAGAGTTTTATAGGACGACTTCAATCCCTGAATTTCTACATCGTTTTATTAAAGGTGAGCAGTTGGAGCAGTTGCAGCGGTTGAAGCAGTTGCAGCGGTTACAGCAGTTGCAGAAGTTGCAGCATTTAGAGCGTTTAGATCAGTTACAGAAGTTAGAAAAAACAAGAACAGAAAATCTATTTATCACCTCCAAAGATTATAGAGAAATAGAAATAAAAAACAGCTCAGTTGTTTATTGCGATATTCCCTACGCAGGCACAGCAGACTATGGCGATTTTTCTCATGAAGAATTTTTTAATTGGGCAGCTTCAAGAGCCTTCCCAGTCTATGTTTCAGAATACAACATCGAAGATCCTAGGTTTAAATTAGTTTACTCTCTCGACAAAAGATCTAAACTTGCTCCAAAAAATATCGACAATCAACAATTAGTTAAGCAAGAAAAATTGTATTGGAATGGTGTTAAAAATGGCTAAAGAAAAAATACCAAAATTCGCAGGCGTGAGAGACTATGCAGCTCACAGGGTCTGTCACATGAACACTATCCAACAATACATAAAGCAAGGCATCTTAAAGCGTGAGTTTGTTGGAAGCTCTCCAAAGCTAAACGTGGCTGAGTCAGACAAAATCTTAGACGCTTTGGGAGTAGAAAAAAAGAAAAGTTCTAGTGACGTCCCTTCGATCCAAGATTCAAAATCAATCAAAGAAGCTTACTCAGCAAGAATAAAAAAATTAGATTACGAAGAGAAAAAAGGCTTGCTGGTAAACAAAGCTAAAACTATAAAAATGGTTCAAGAAATTTCGTTTAGTGTTAAAGAGAGGCTTAGGACAATACCTCAAAAGGTATCGGCTGAACTGGCTGCTGAAACTGACGCTCATGTCTTAGAATTAAGGCTTCAAAAAGAAATTGATTTAGTGCTTAACTCACTAACTGACATTAAGGAAGGTTTGAAACTATGATTGAAGTAGAACAAGAAATGAAATATCAATGCCCAAGATGTTTGAGTGAGGAGCTATATAACTTGTACGACAACGAGACTGAAGAAGAAACCCAAGAGGGAGTCCAATGCGAAGGCTGTGACTTTAAATTTGTGATCGTTCATAAAGTAGAGAAGATTTTCCATGGCTACTTTGAATTAGTTTTAGCAAACGTTAAAGACGAATGCGATGCCCTACTTCAATAATAGGGCAGCAGCTTAGACACCTAAATGGACTTTTTGATTTGTCTTTAAAATCTTACCTCTGACAAAAGTCTTGCCTTCCTCACCGTGATTTTGAATATATTTTTCTGCATCTTTTTTCTTTTCAAAGATTTCTATAACTTCAACTAAATATATTTTAGGTTTTTCGTTTTCTTTTTCATTAATTTTTGTCATTTTTTTTCCTTCGTGTTAGTTTAAATTTAATTCCTAAATATCAAACCGGAGCAAAATTGGCGACAAATAGTTTAAATGATGTCTTAGCTGCATTTATTAAAGGATTTTTGCCGCCTCCGGTCTACACTGTTTCTCAGTGGGCTGACAATCACAGGATCCTTTCGCAAAAATCGTCAGCAGAGCCAGGGAAGTGGAGGACAGAGCGAACTCCTTACCTTAGAGATATTATGGACGACCTGTCCGACCTCTCGCCAATTCAAACTGTAGTGTTTAAAAAAGCGTCACAGATCGGAGCGCCCTTATCTCTCAAAACCAAAATCCCAACTCCAACGGGTTGGACTACAATGGGTCAGATCCAAAAAGGCGATCTAGTTTTTGATGAGAACGGCAAGCAATGCACGGTTACAGGAAAATCAGAGGTATTTAAATCAAGGGACTGCTACAAGATTTCCTTTTCTGATGGCGCTGAGATAGTAGCTGATGGCGATCATAAGTGGACTACCAGGCAAGCTTCAAGAAAATACAAGGCGTCTACCCTGACAACGTGTGAAATGCTCCAAAGGGCAGACGCTCTAGGAAAATTAGATCAATTCATAGACGTAACCATGCCGCTAACTACCGCTGAGGTAAGCTTGCCAGTTCCTCCTTACTCACTAGGTATTTTCTTAGGCGATGGGATCAGTCACAAGGTTAAAGTAAATAAAACTTTTTGCGCAGAGCTAAAAGAAATAGGCGTTATTCAAAACAAACATATTCCAAAAGAATATTTAAGAGCGTCTTATAATCAGCGTTTAAGTCTTCTACAAGGCTTGTTTATTCCAGATGGCCATATTACTAATAAAGGTTATTGCTGTTTTTATTCAACAGAGAAAAAACTAGCAGATGGAGTATTTGAACTTTGCATTTCGTTGGGATTACACCCAAGGGCTAGTGTTAAACCTGATGTCAAAAAAGATATTTTTATTGTTGGTTTTTCAGAAGATGCAAACAGTGTCTACAAATCAAGAAGAAAAATAACCAGCATAGAAAAGGTTGAGAGCGTCCCTGTTCAATGTATTTCTGTAGACAGTGACAGCCATTTATTTTTGGTTAGCAAGCACATGATCCCGACTCACAACTCTGAGTGCGGAAATAACTGGGTCGGTTACACAATAGACCACGCTCCAGGGCCTATGCTGCTAGTCCTTCCAACGTTAGACATGGCTAAAAGAACTTCCAGGCAACGGATCACGCCTTTAATTGAAGACACTGGATGCTTGCAGCTAAAAGTTAGCACCAGAAAACAAAAAGACGCCGACAACACGATATTAATGAAGGACTTTCCCAACGGTACTTTAGTCCTAGCAGGTGCGAACTCGAGTGCTGGACTGCGCTCAATGCCTGCTAAAAAGCTTTTCTTAGATGAATATGATGATTACCCTTTAGATATTGGCTCTCAGGGTGATCCAGTGAAATTAGCCGAGGCTAGAGCTAGAACTTTTGGCTCTAAAAGGAAAATATTTAAAGTCTCAACGCCGACAGTTTCGGGAAGATCGAGGGTAGAAGAGGATTTTGAGAACTCAGATCAAAAGTATTTCCACGTTCCATGTCCTAAATGCGACAAAAAACAGGTCTTAGTTTTCAAAAATTTGATCTGGGAAAAGAAAAACTATAAAACCGTTCATTATAAGTGCGAGCATTGCGGCTATAAAATTAAAGACTACGAAAAAACCAAGATGCTAAATGGCGGAGTTTGGGTTAAGCACAATCCTGATTTTGTCGGTAAAATCTCGGGCTATCATCTTTCAGGCTTGTATTCCCCAGTAGGTTGGATGTCTTGGGAAGAGATAGCGGAAGAGTGGGACGAGATCAGAAGCAAAAAAGCTACTGATAGAATGAAAGTTTTCGTCAACACTATTTTGGGCGAGACTTGGAAGGAAAAATCCGAGGTTCCAGATTGGAACAGGCTTTACGAGCGGCGTGAGCAATATCCCATGGGCTTTGTCCCAGACGGTGCCTACTTCTTAACTATGGGCGTCGATATTCAAGAGGATAGAATTGAGGCCGAGGTGACAGGTTGGGGACCTGACAAAGAATCGTGGTCAATTTGCTACCGAGTAATGATGGGAAATACCTCTGAAGAGCATGTCTGGCTACAGTTAGACGCTTTAATGGGCGAGACTTTTCCTCGTGCTTCCAACGATAGAATTAGAATGCCGATCAAAATGACTTGTGTTGACTCGGGTTTCAGGACTAAAACAGTCTATTCTTGGGCTAGAAAACATCCGTTGACAAAAATCTCTGTCATCAAGGGTCGTGATTCGATGACAACATCTGTCGGACTTCCCAAGCCAGTTGACGTGACTGTCAAAGGAAAGAACGTTAGAAGAGGCTTAAAGGTTTGGTCTGTGGGCGTGTCACTTCTCAAAAACGAGCTCTATTCTTGGCTAAGGCACAATATGGCTAAGGAAGAGGATAGAGCGCCAATTGGCTATTGTCATTTTCCTGAATATGATGTCGAATATTTCAAACAGTTGACAGCGGAAGAATTAGTCATCAAGATTGTCAAAGGATATAAAAAACCTGAGTGGCAAAAAAAGCGAGAGAGAAACGAGGCATTAGATTGCCGTGTTTATTCGATGGCAGCTTCCATTATTCTTGGGATAGATCGATACACTGAAGAGCATTGGCGCAGGTTGAAGTCAAATCAAAGCGTTCAAGCGCCTCAAAGTCCGCATAAACAGTCTAAAATCAATAGACCGAGCATCAATAGAAGGAGATCTAGTTGGCTGTAGAATCGACAAGCTGGGACGTTAAAGACTTGGCAGCACTAGAAAAGGCGATCGCTCAAGGCGTTCAGAGGGTTAAATACACTGACAAAGAGATCGAATACCGCTCTTTAAACGAAATGCTTAGGCTTCGAGACGTAATAAAAAGATCTTTGGGACTAGTAAAAAAGAGCAATAGACTGAAAGCGCAATTCGATAAAGGGCTTGGCTAAATGTGGATTGATTCAGCAATAGGTTTTTTCTCACCTTCGACAGCTTATAAAAGAATTAAGTCGAGAAGAAAAATCGACTCTATAAAAAGAAAATTCGAGGCTGCTTCTAGGTCTCGGAGAACTGCCGGTTGGCATGCCGCTTCGACTTCAGCTAACACTGAAAACAGGCAGGCTATTACTATTCTAAGAAACCGTAGCCGTGACTTAGTTAGAAATAATCCCTACGCAAATAGGGCTGTGACTCTAATAGCCAACAACGTCATTGGCAAAGGCATTATTCCTTACATAACTAATCCAAACGAAACCGCTCAAACATCATTTCAAGAACTTTGGAAGGCTTGGGCTAATTCTAAGGAATGTGATTTCGATGGTATTTTAACATTCCCGGGCATTCAAAATCTTGTCGTTAAGTCTATGGCTGAATCTGGAGAAGTTTTAATTAGAAAAAGAATTTCTACAGAGTTTGACACTATTCCTTTGCGACTCCAGGTGTTGGAATCTGATTTTATTGTCTCAAGTGAGTTTTCTGTAAATGAAAAAAATGGCAATCAAATAGTTCAAGGGATAGAATTTGATAGCTTAGGTAAAAGAATTGCCTATCACCTCTATGAAAATCATCCAGGTAATTCAGGCTTTGATTTATCTAACTCGTTTAGAACTATCAGAGTGCCAGCAGAAGAGATAATCCACCTTTTCCGCACCGACAGACCTGGACAAATCAGAGGTGTGCCATGGCTATCGTCAATCATGCTCAGGCTAAAAGATTTCGACGAGTTTGAAGATGCTCAACTTGTCAGACAGAAAATAGCTGCCGCTTGGTCTGTTTTTATCACTGACTTACAGGGCGATGACGATCTATCAGAACAAGAGCGAGTTGATTTAGGAGAAAAGGTCGAGCCTGGTTTGATCGAATTATTGCCTCCAGGCAGGGATGTTAGATTTGCTTCACCTCCTGGAGTTTCAAACTACAAAGAATACACAACCACTGTCCTGCATGCCATTGCCGCCGGAGCTGGTATTTCTTATGAGGCACTTACGGGCGATTTATCCGAAGTGAATTTCTCTTCAGCTCGCATGGGTTGGTTAGAATTTCAAAGAAATATTGATTCTTGGCGAACTAGCATAGTAAATCCTTGCTTAAACGACACGACATTCAAATGGTTTTTGAATTCTAGTGAGTTACTTGGCTTCAAACCGGCAGAAACCAAGGCTGAGTGGACGTCTCCGAAAAGAGAGATGATTGATCCAACCAAGGAAATACCTGCTAAAATCAAGGCTATTAGGGCCGGTATCGAGCCATTGTCAGACGTAATCAGACAAAATGGCGGAAATGTCGAAGATAAGTTGCGAGAAATTGCGGAAGTTAATAAAATGTTAGACACGCTCGGAATAATTTTAGATATTGATCCAAGAAAAGTGCTCTCAACTGGCAAACTTCAGGATCAAACAAATGGCGAAGTTTTACCGCAAGATAATTGAACGCTTTTATTTTAATTGTAGTCTGTTAAAGTCAGTCAAATTTAAGACGATAAACTTTTCAAACTTCGATTTAACTTTAATTGGTTTCCACCTAAGGAAATAATAAATGGTCAGAAAAGAAAACCTCGGCAAGGATGTTAGAGCAGCATCTTTCAAGCCAGGAACTTTTAACGAAGAGCGCAACACGATAGACGTAGTTTTTTCCTCCGGTGCTCAAGTCAAGCGTCAATCATTTTTCGAGGGTGATTTTATCGAAGAGCTATCGCTCAAGAGAAAAGACGTCAGACTTGATAGATTGAACTCAGGCGCTCCTGTCTTAAGTAATCATGATTCCTATAGGCTTGATTCTGTTTTGGGCGTAGTTGAAAAAGCTTCGATCAAAAAAGAAGATGGCAAAACTCTCGCTATGGCCACTGTTAGATTTAGCGACAGAGAAGAGATAAAGCCTATTATTAAAGACATTCGAGACGGAATACTTCCCAATATCTCAGTTGGCTACCGAGTCCATAAGTTTGAAGAAATGCCAAAAAATGATGATGGCGTCCCTGTATTTAGAGCCACAGACTGGGAGCCTTACGAGATTAGTTTTGTAACTATTCCGGCAGACGCTCAGGCTCAAGTCAGATCAGACGACGAAAAACATGCTTGCGAGATTGTTAGAATAGAAGAGGCTTTAAACGTCCCAGAAGAATCGACAGTATTAGATTCGGATAGAGACGGTTGCACATATGGCGATGAGTCAAGAAGCGAAATTTCAAATTGTAAATCTAAAGGAGTTAGAGAGATGCCAACAGAAGAAACAGTGAATCTTGACGATGTTAAATTAGCAGCCGTCAACGAAGAGAGAAAAAGAGTTTCTGAAATCACTACTGCAGTTCGATCAGCAGGATTGAGCGAAGATTTCAAAAGCACTTTAGTTGAAGGAGGAACTTCTATCGATGAAGCTAGAAAATTAGTGATAGAAGAATTAGGAAAAAAAGACGCTGAAACTAAAACACGTTCAAGCAATGTTGCTATCATCACTGAAGAGCGTGACACTGTAAAGCGAGGCATCGAAGATGCTATCCTTCACCGCACTGATTCAAGAGTAAATAAATTAACTGACGTCGGTCGTGAGTTCAGAGGCATGGGACTTCTTGACATGGCTCGGGAATGTCTTGACCAAGCAGGCGTTAAAACTAGAGGCATGAGCCGCCAAGAAGTTGCTAAGCTTGCACTTAGGGCGCACACCTCTTCAGACTTCCCTGAAATTCTAGCGAACGTAGCTGGTAAAACTCTTCGTGATGCTTATGAAGCAGCTCCACAAACATTCGAGTCATTTACAAGACGAGTTGAAGTGCCTGACTTCAAGCAAGTTTCAAGGACACAACTTGGAGACGCACCAGACTTAGAAGAAGTTTTGGAAAGTGGAGAGATTTCTCAAGGAACTGTCGGCGAGCAAGCTGAAAAATATGAAGTTAAAACTTATGCGAAGATGATTGGCATGAGCAGAAAAATGCTTGTTAATGACGACCTATCAGCATTTGCAAGAATCCCTCAGCTATTTGGCCGAGCAGCAGCAGACTTAGAGTCTGATCTTGTTTGGAATATCTTGTTCGACAATGCCGCTCTCGCAGATGCGGTAGCTTTGTTCCACGCAACCCACAGCAACCTAAACCAAGGTGGTTTGTCAGCTATTACTGTTGCTTCTTTGGGAGCTGCAAGAGCTGCCATGAGAACGCAAACTGGTCTTAACGGTCGTAAGTTAAACCTAGCTCCTATGAACTTATGTGTTCCAGCAGCTTTGGAGACAGTAGCTCAGCAGTTCATAGCTAACATCACTCCAGATCTAGCAGGAAACGTTAACCCGTTTTCTAACAGATTGAATCTTATCGTAGAGCCTAGAATTGACGACAATGACGCCAACTCTTGGTACTTGATGGCGGACGCCGGACAAGTTGACATGATCGAGCTAGCTTCATTGACTGGCGAGACAGGTCCTATGATCGAGACTGAGGACATGTTTGACTCAGAGGGAATTAAGATCAAAGCTAGAATGGATCGAGGCGTTAAAGCTATCGACTTCAGAGGAATGCAGAAAAACGACGGTGCATAAACCTTAGTTTCCAACTGATTATTAAATAATAAAAATTCACCTAGAGAGGGTAGAAAATGAAAAATAAAATTCAAGATGGCGATGTTTTAGAATTGACCGCACCTGCTACTGTTTTAAGTGGCGCTGGTGTTTTGGTAAATGGTTTGTTTGGCGTAGCTGCTGTTGACGCAGTTTTAGGCGCTAGATTATCTGTTCACGTCGAAGGAGTTTTTCAAATCAACAAGGAAGCTACTACAGCAGCTTTTGTTGAAGGCGAGAAAGTTTTTTGGGACGACACTGCTAAGCAATTAGATGAGTCTGCTGTCGGACGTTTTCACGTTGGAACTGCTATCGAAGTTGCTGGAGCAACAGCGACTACAGTTAAAGTTAAGCTTCTTGGTTACTCCGTAGTAGCGGTATAATATGGCACTACCGTCTTTTAAAAAAAAGGTTGATAGCCTTTTGCATACTGCTGTGAGGGCGTTCGGTGAGAGCGCTCAATACCAGCCTTTAAAAGGCGGTAGTTATACCCTTTGCGGCGTGTTCGATAGAAACTTTGAGCAAGTTGATCCAGACACTCAGATAGTTATTGCGAGCAACGTTCCAATGTTTGGCGTTAACTTAAACGAGATGTTTGAAAAACCTCAGCAGGGCGATTTATTGTCTATTGATGAAGAGGTTTTTAGAGTTACAGATTCCCAAGAAGATGGCCAAGGTGGCGCAACTCTTATTCTTCAAAAGGTCAGCGAATGAGTAGCGAGAGGAAAAAAATTCGTCATGCTATCGTAGATCTTTTAAAGCGTAAGAAAACATCGGCAGGAAGAAAAGTTTTTGGCAATAGGTCAACCAACGTCTGGCAAGAAGATTTGCCTGCGATCATGGTTTATCCTAGATCTGAGGACGTGTCAGAGCGGTCTAAGTCTCCTAGAGAAATTACTAGGTCTTTGTCTATGGCTATAGAAATAGTCACAGACGGCAAGGATGACGACGAGGCTGCTGATAGGATGGACGATCTTGCAGATCAGGTCGAAAGAATTCTAGGCGTTGACGAAACTTTGGGCTGCACGACAGATGATATTATTTTGGATTCTGTAGAATTTGATTATGAAGATAAAGGAGAGCGTTCTATCATGAGCGCAACCCTGGTTTATCTATTGACTTACGTCGTCAACGTTCCAAAAGACAGACGAGATCAAGACACAGATGATTTCACAAATATTAATGCTTCCTGGGACGTAGGCACCGCAAGCGACCCTGACCCTGAAGCAACAGATACTATCAATCTTCCTCAGTAGGATTTAAAATGGATGACGACAGGAAACTAATAAAACCAAAAACCGGCTTGATAATCAGAGATCCAAAAACCTCTGAGATTATTCCGGCTGAAGGCAAGCTAGTAAAGGTTAAGGAGCCTTACTGGTTTAGACGTTTGCAGTGTGGCGATGTTGTTCTTGTTTCTATCAATAAACCATTTCAAGATAAAAAATCTGGAGGAAGTAAATAATGGCAGTTTCATTCAACGGCATCGGTACTAATCTTAGAGTTCCTTTTGCTTATATTGAGTTTGACAACTCAAGAGCGCAACAAGGCCCTAGCGTTCAACCCTACAAGACTTTAATCATGGGACAGAAAATATCAGCAGGAAGCGCAACAGCTTTGCAGCTTTCGACTGTTACTTCAGAGTCTCAAGCTATCGAACTTTATGGCGTAGGCTCTATGCTTCATTTGATGATAGCTAAATATTTAGAGAACGACAAAATCACAGAGATCAAAGCGATTTCTATTGATGACGCTGGAGCTGCTGTCGTAGCAACAGGCAAGGTTACAATAGCAGCAGGCTCGGCAACTAAAGACGGTGTGCTTGCTTTTCACATTGCAGGAAAAAAAGTATCTGTCGCAGTCTCTTTAGGAGACAACCAAGACGCTGCAATTTTGGCTTTGGTAAACGCTATCAACGCTAATACAGCTCTGCCAGTTACAGCAGCAGTCAATGGAACAAACGCAAACGAATGCGATATAACAGCTAAAAATTTGGGAGCTGTTGGCAACGAGATAGACATTAGAAAAAACTATTTTGAAGCTGACAAAGACGTAGCAGGCTTGGCCGTTACAATAACAGCTATGGCATCTGGAGCGACTAACCCTGATGTCGCAGCTATCATAGCGGCACTTCCTGAAGATCAATACAATGTCATCGTTAACCCTTGGACAGATGCAGCTAACTTAGCTGCTATGGAGACTGAGCTATCAGATCGCTTTGGAGCACTAAGGCAAAATGATGGCGTGATGTTTTCAGCTAAGCTTGGAAGTTTGGGCACGCTTCAAACTTTGGGGAACTCAAGAAACTCACAGCACAGCTCAATCATGGGACCTGCTTCAGGAGCGCCAAACACCTCCTATGAGTTCGCAGCAGCCTACGCCGCACAAGTAGCTATCTCAGGTCAAGCAGATCCTGCAAGGCCATTTCAGACGCTTCCAATGAAGGGTATTTTAGCACCTAGCGATGCAGAGTCTTTTCTCCTAACAGAGAGAAATTTGCTTTTACATGACGGTATTGCTACAGCCAAAAACACTTCAGGAGATGTTGTTAGAATAGAACGGGCTATCACTACCTTCCAAACTAATGCCGCTGGAGCCGCTGACACTTCTTATCTTGACGTCAATACTTTATTGACTCTAAGCTTTTTGAGATATGATTTTAGAAATACAATGTTAGCAAAATTCCCTAGAGCTAAACTAGCAAATGACGGAACTAATTTCGGTCCTGGACAAGCTATCATCACTCCGCTTGTTGGAAGGGCTGTCGCTGTCGAGAAGTTCAGGCAGTGGGAAGATTTAGGACTTGTCGAAGGTCTTGAGCAATTTAAAACAGATTTGATTGTCGAGAGAAACGCTCAAGATCCAAACCGTTTAGATTTCTTATTACCTCCAGATCTTATCAATCAAATGCGTGTCGCAGCAGCACAAATTCAATTTCTACTTTAGGGGTTTAAACCATGAGTAATAGAAGAATAGGCGGAATAGTTTTTTTCAAGATAGACGGCACTCAGTTTTCTGCTAAAGGAAATTGGAGCTATAATATCGGCGTTCCTAAAAAGGAAATGATTGCCGGTGCAGATTCTATCCACGGATTTAAGGAGCTGCCACAGGTTCCTTTTATCGAAGGTACTATCACCGACAACTCTGACTTAGACTTAGAAGCTTTGCAGAAGTCTCGTGACGTCACTTGCACGCTTGAACTTGCTAACGGCAAAGTCATTGTCGTTGAAGAGGGCGTGTTTGCTTCAGATGGCAATGGCTCTTCTGAAGAGGGTGAAATTGAAGTTAGAATCGAAGGCGTAAGAGGAAGCGAGTTAAAAGGATGAATCCAGTAATTTACAAATTAAAAGAGCCAATAGAATTGGATGGAGAGAAAATCGAAAGATTGGAACTCCAACACCCTAGAGGCAAGCACATCAAAAACATCGATACCAATAATTTAACTATTGGCGTCATCATGGTTTTAGCTGCTAAAATCTCAGGCCATAGGCCGAAACTTTTTGACGAGATGATAGCTGCTGACGTTATGGCTATTGCAGGTATCGTTGGCGATTTTTTGGGCGATGGCCAAGAAACTGGCCTGAGCTAATTGGTTACGTTGCCGGTACTTTTAAATTTTCTATTAATGAAATCTGGGAACTGACTGCTGATGATTTAGAGTTTTGGGCGGAGAGAGCTGAAAACTATTTAGAAAAGGTAGGTTCCTCAGATGGGTAAGACAACTACAACAACATCAAATTTAAATCTACAAGCCAAGGACAACGTCTCAAAAACCCTGAGGCGTTTGTCTGGCACCTTCCAAAAATTTACAGGTAAAATTAACAAGACTACAAAAGCCTTTGGGCGTATGCAGTTGAAAACTTTTGCTTTAAGAAAAAGCCTCAAAAAGGTTGGCAAGAGCATGCGTGGTATTGGTAAGAGCATGTCCACTAGCGTGACTCTTCCCATTGTAGCGGCAGGCGCAGGAATAATTTCTATGGCTGCGAAGTTTGAAAAGTCTATGAATAAAGTGCGTGCGCTCACAGGAGCCACGGGCGAGGACTTCAAAAAGATGAGAGACCTAGCTAAAAAACTAGGTATTACTACGCAGTTTTCAGCATCAGAAGCAGCAGATGCTATGTCTTTTTTAGGCATGGCAGGCTTTGACACAAATCAAATATTGACTTCAACACCTTCGCTTTTAAAACTAGCTGCTGCATCTGGTATTGAGTTAGCTAGAGCTGCTGATATTGCTTCCAACGTCATGGGTGGTTTTGGCTTAAAGGCTAGTGAAGCTGGAAGAGTGGCAGACGTTTTAGCTAATACAACTGCCAGTTCTAATGTCAACATGGAACAACTTGCAGAGTCAATGAAGGTGGCAGCTCCTTTGGGTAAGCAGTTTGGAGCTTCAATAGAAGAGGTTTCAACAGCAATCGGCCTTCTAGGTAATGTCGGTATTCAAGGCTCTGATGCAGGTACTGCTTTAAAGCGAGCGTTTTTAGCTTTGAGTGCTCCAGGTAGTAAAGCTTCTAAGATGCTTGGGATCATGGGCGTTAAAGCCACAGACGCTAAAGGCAACATGCGAGATTTTTCAGCTATCATGGAAGATTTCGGCAAGAAAAGTGCTAAGTTTTCTCAGTCTGAAAACCTAAAAGTATTGAACGAAATATTTGGCAAGATCGGAATATCTGGAGCAGCTGCTTTGATCGAAGCGACTAAGTCAGCAGGAGGAGCACAGAGCGAGTTTGATCGACTTACTAAAAAGATAAAAGCATCAGATGGCGTAGCTGCGAAGATGGCTAAAACAATGCAGGAAGGCGCAGCAGGAGGCATGAAAAAATTCATGTCAGCTATCGAAGGTCTAGCAATAGCTATTGGAGACAGTGGCGTATTACAAATGTTTACAGACTTAGTGACTGGTTTAGCTAAGTTCACTCAGTCAATAGCTAAAACAAATCCTTGGATATTGAAAATCGGATCATTGTTCGCTGTTGTAGTAGCTGCTATCGGTCCTTTGCTAGTTGCTTTTGGAATGGTGGCAGGTGCTATGCCTGCGGTAATATCTGGATCCGCTGCCATAGGAACGGGAATAGCTGCAATTGGAACAGCAATAGCAGGAGCAGGGCTTACAGCTTTAGGAGTGATATTTAGTCCATTGGGAGCGATCATTGCTGGAGTTGGAATTGCTTTAGCATCTTTATGGAAGGTGTTCGAGCTAGGTAGAGATATTTGGCGAGCGTTTGCAGACGATCCAGCGATAGCTTGGAAGGCTTTAAAAGCAACGTTTAAAGACATGTTTCCTATGGTGTCATCTATCATCGGCTTGTTTGGCGATGCTGCTACATCGGTAGCCAACTTTACTGGGCTCAATATCTCTGGCTCTGGTGACAAGTCTAAAAAGAGAAACTTCGCACCTGTAAATAATGACGTTAAGAACTTTGTTCTTGGTGGTTCTTTTGGCAAAGACAAAGGAATAAAAACTCCAAATGTCAGCAGCTCGTTTGGAAAAAACAGAGAGATAAAAACTCCTAAATCTCAACTAGCTAAAACACAAGTTACGGTTGATTTCAAAAACCTGCCAAAAGGCTCGAAGGTAAAATCTGAAGGAACTAAAAACAGCAATCTTAACCTTAACCTAGGTTTTCAAGGAGTAGGTAGCTAGTGAGTGAAATTTGGAAAAAAAGATTACTACCAGGGTCGTTTAGGGGAATTCCTTTTTTCTTGGACTCTCACGACCTAAGCGGTGGTAGAAAAGCAATATCTCATGAGCCAGTTGATCGAGACTCTACGTTTTCAGAGGACACAGGCATTAAGTCCAAGACCTACTCTATTGAAGGGCACGTCCTTGGCGACAACTATTTTTTCATTAGAGACGCTTTAATAACAGCTATGGACAATAGGGATGTTGGCATCCTGATTCATCCATATTTAGGATTGGTTGAGGTTAGACCTGGAAGCTATTCCTTTTCTGAGGACACGAAAGAGGGAAGGATTGCGACCTTCAATCTAAGGTTTATAGAGGCAGGCGATCCGTCATTTCCTTTAGCTGCCATAGACTCTATAACTAAAGCTATTGGAGCTGTGGTAGTTGCCGTAGCTCAAGTTCAAAACGTGTTTCAACTAGCGTTTAAAATAGCAGAGCTACCAGGCTTCGCACTATCTGGAGCAGAATCTCTAGTAACAAAGTTTTTCTCAGACATTAAAACAGGAATTAAAAACGTAAGTTTAAAGCCTGAAGAACAAGCTACAATACTAAAAAAGATCGAAGAGGCTGAGCAAGCAACTCCAGCTTTAGTACAAAACCCTGCCTCTTTAGCTGCTGAGATAGATTCTATAATTGCTAGTTTATCTGGAGCTGTCTCAGAGCTATCAGCTTCCACAACTATCGACACGACCTCGGGAAGAGACGAGAAAATAGCAGTGTTTGACGCTGCCATAAACTTCACTACTGGCTATGCTTCCATCCCAACAAATACACCGACAAGAATTAAAGAGCGAGACAACGCCAAAGCCTTACAGGATTTGATAGTTCAAATAGGTCTTGCAAGACTGACAGAGACTATTGTCGAAAAGGATTTCACCTCTTCTGACCAGGCTTTAGCAGCTAGGGAATCTGTCAGCAGTAAGATAGTGGAACAACTTCTAACAGCAGATGACGAGAGCTATCAGGTGTTAAACGATTTAAACTCGTCTTTAATAGAGGCTGTTCCAAATCCTAACGAAAACTTAGCTTCAATTAGCTCGTTAGTTTTAGAGGGTGAGACACCTTCGCTTGTTTTAGCCTACGACCTTTACGAAAACCAAACTTTAGAAAACGACATTATAAAAAGAAACAAGATTAGAAACCCAGGATTTATCTCGGGAAGTGTCGAGGTGCTAAGTGGGTAGTTTTTTTTCTGGCCTATCTAAAATAGAAGATCCAATAATAGTTAAGGTCAATGGCAAGATCTATGACTCATGGTCTGAGGTTGAGATAGTTAGATCTATCGAGAACGTTTCTTCAGGCTTTAAAATATCTATGGCTGACAAGTGGCGTGAGTCAGAAGAAACATGGCCTCTTCAACCAGGCAAGCAGTTGCGTGTTAGTGTTGGAGACATACCTGTCATTAACGGCTATATAGATAGGCTTGATGTTTCAATTTCTGGTGGCGATAGAAAATTAGAAGTTACTGGAAGAGATAAAACCGCTGATATTGTAGATGCCTCAGCTATTGGAACTGCTACGCTAAAAGACGTGTCGATAAAAGACATAGCCGAGCATTTTGCCACAGAATTATTTGGAGTGAAAGTCACGGTCAACACTGACATTGGTGACAACTTCAAAATTTGGACAATAAAACAAGGCGAGACTGTTTTTGAAACGCTCCAACGAGCTGCTAGGCTCAGGGGTGTTTTGCTTCAATCTGACACAGACGGAAACTTAGTCATCACTAACCGCTCAGACGGCACAGAGGCTCAACCTCCTTCGACAAAAAACCTCCTAGATAGCTTTGATTTCGTAGCTCATCTAGCAGCTAAAGCAGGTACGTCCTCTTCAGAGGTGTCATTGATTCAAGGAAAAAACGTTTTAGCAGCTTCAGCAAGCTTCGATCAGACCGAGCGTTTTTCTGATTATTTAATTAAAGGGCAGGCTCCAGGCAAAGACAATTTCAACGGCCTTAAAGTTACTCAAGTCAAAGCTACTGCCAAAGATATTGGGATGAATCGCTTCAGACCTTTGACCGTGATAGCTGAAGGAAATATCGATACCAACGCAGCTAAACGGCGAGCTAATTGGGAAGCTTCGACAAGAGCAGCCAAGTCTACTGACGTTCAAATAACAGTACAAGGGTGGCTCCAAACTCCAGGTGGCAAGCTTTGGGAGCCCAATAATCTAGTGACTGTTGACGTGCCGTTTATCGGCGTTAAAAGCATCATGTTGATTGCTGAAGTCACCTACAAAAAAGGCTCTGACGGCACGTTCACAGATATTAGTTTAACAAGGGCAGACGCCTTCAAGCCAGATTTAGACGTCATCAAAAAGAACAAATCAACTGATGACGGATTAGGTTGGTTAAGGAAGGCGGTTGACCGTGGATAGAGAGCTTCATTCATTTCTAAATAAATTTATAGCTCCATTAAAAAGGCGTGTAATGCTCATGGTTGGCAGGTGTGTTTTATCAGCTGTGAACGATTCAAACGGCATGCAAGAAGTGAAAATAGATTTATTAGCTGACGAGACTTTAGACGAGGTAGAGCGCTTCCAAAACTATGGCTTTACTTCAAACCCTCTAAGCGGTGCCGAAGGCGTGACAGTGTTTGTTTCTGGAGACCGTAGCCATGGAATAGTCATAGCTATGGATGACAGACGCTACAGACTCAAAGGCTTGGAAGATGGTGAGGTCGCTCTTTACACAGACGAGGGCGATAAAATCCATTTTAAAAGAGGGAATAAAATAGACATAGAAACCAAAGAACTTACAATAAACGCTCAAACAAAAACTATTGTCAACGCTCCTGCTGTTGAATTGAGCAGCGGAGTTTTAGAGAAGATTTTAAACGGTGAGTCTTTTCAAACCGTGTTTAATAATCATGTCCATGTAGGAAATTTAGGAGTGCCAACCGCACCTCCTTTGGTTCCAAGCACACCGGCAGATTTATCAACTAAAGTAAAGGCGGCTAAATAATGGCTTTGAGTGTCACAACAATAAAAGCGACGATAGAAGCGGAGCTACTTGCGACTTATGGAGCGCCTGAAATAGCCTCTGAGCAAGACAAATTCATTACAGCTATGGCTGAGGTAATGTTTAAAGTCTTAACTCAGCAAGCAGTGGTCGTGATGGCTGGAGCTGGTGTCGATACTGGCGGTGACTCTCTTATAACAAACCAAGGGAGTTTGACTTGAGTGACATTGGATTATTTTTAGTAGATAATTGCATCAATCTTAAATTAGAAAATGGCGACATTGCTTTAGATGAAGGCATTGAAACTTCAATTTTAATATCTGTTTTTTCAGATGCTAGAGTTTCAACCGACGAGCTACCAGCAGGCGAGACAAATAGAAAAGGCTGGTGGGGTGATATGTTTCCTGAGATTGAAAACGATAAAATAGGCTCTAAGCTTTGGCTAACCGAGAGAGGCAAGAAAACTTTAAGCGTTTTATCTAGCGTAGAAACAAGCGTTAAACGGTCTCTTAAATGGCTGATAGATGACGGCGTAGCTAGTAGCGTTGACGTAGTAGCTGATTTCGATTCTAACGATGGCATCACTTTATCAATAGATATTACCAAGCCATCAGACGAGAAAAATCTATTTAAAATATTTTGGAACAAGCAAGAAATCAAAAGGGCTTAACTTATGTCATTTACCAGACCAGACTTGCAGACAATAATCGACAGAGTAAAAGGCGATTTAAAAAGCGAACTGTCGTTAACAGCTATTTTAAGACGTTCAGTTTTATCGGCTATTGCTAGAGCTGTCGCAGGCGTAGCTCACATGCTTCATGGTCACATGGTTTTTATCTCTAAGCAGATATTTCCAGACCAAGCAGAGCAAGAATTTTTGGAGCGTTGGGCTGGTATTTTTGGAGTAGATAGAAAAACAGCTACCTTCACTCAACTAGCTGTAGATTTTGTTTTCACTGGAGCTGCTACAATACCAGTTGGCTCTAGCTTTGTTAGATCAGATGGAGAGACTTACACACTTGATGCTGAAGTATCAGCTATTGGAGCAGGAACTTTGTCCGGACAAATCACAGCTGACAATTCTGGTATTGTTCCCAACACTAATAACGCTGAGATTTTGAGTTTTGTCTCTGTCATTAGCTCTGTCGATTCAGATGCTACCGTGACGGCAACGGTCACAGAGGGTGAAGATTCTGAAACTGATGACTCTCTAAGAAGCAGAGTTATAGCAAGAATACAGCAGCCTCCTTCCGGTGGTACTGCTTCAGATTACGTCAACACAGCTTTGTCGGTTGCTGGTGTGACTAGAGCTTGGGTTTCTCCAGGGCTTTTAGGAGAGGGAACGGTGGTCATTTATTTTGTAGGTGATAATGACGTTCCAATAATACCGGACGCTCCTGAAGTTGCGGCAGTTCAAGTAGCAATAGATGCTTTCAAACCAGTGACGGCAGAGGCCACAGTGGTAGCTCCTGTGCCTAGGTTATTAAACGTGAGTGTTTCTATTACTCCAAACACGCAGGCTGTTAGGGACGCCATTACCTCAGAGATAGAGGACTTGATTTTAAGAGATTCGCACGTGTCGGGATCGTTCAAGGAAGTTGGATCAACTAACTCAGGAAATATTTTAATATCTAAAATTAACGAAGCTATTTCTATAGCGGCTGGTGAGGATGATCATGTTTTACTGTCTCCAACGACAGATATAAACCCAACAACTGGCGAGATAGTAACTCTCGGAACAATTACCTTTTCGACATTGGTCTAAAATATGGCATCTAACTTAAAAAAATATCAAAGCCTGTTTAAGAAGCTCCTTCCCATGGGCAGGTCTTGGGAAAACGTCAAAGAGCATGACTTGTTTAAAGGAATGGCTGTTGAGTTTTGTCGTGTTGAAGATAGAGGCATTGATTTATTAAACGAGTTTGGACCTCTCACATCGACTGAGCTGCTTGGAGACTGGGAAAAGCTTTTAGGTCTGCCAGATGAATGCACTCCTGAAAATCAAACTGTTGGTGAGAGAAGAATTCAAGTCAATCAAAAGCTAGGAACTTTAGGCGGAATAAACGCAAAGTTTTTTGTCGATCTTGCTGCTACTCTTGGTTTTACAATAACAATAGAAAACCCTGTTCCTTTTAGAGTTGGGAAACAAAGGGTAGGGGGTGCCTTATATAACAATAGCATTAGGGATACTTTTCAAGTTGGTAAAAATACCGTAGGTCAGCAGCTTAATGTTTTCGGTTGGCAGTTTTACTTTATTGCTAGGGTGCCTGCTTCAGAGCTAAGAAAATTTGAAGTGGGAAGAGACACGGTAGGCTCAAGACTTGTCGAGACAGGCAACGAGCTGCTTGAATGCACGATTAGAAAACTTAAACCTGCGAACTCAGGTGTGGTGTTTTTGTTTAGTGTCTAAAAAATTAAAATGAATTTTCAATATAAGGAGTAAGGAGCATGAAAAGAACTGATGCAAGTGGGCATTCTTCAAACCAATACACCGAAGGAAATCCTTCTTTAGGAATTCCAGCAACAGTGCTTGGAGCTGAGGAAATGAATCAGATCCAGGAAGAATTAGCTAAATTAGTTGAGTCAGCAGGGTTAGTCGTAGATCAGACGGGAGCTAGTGAAACTCAGGTGACTGAAGCTATTAAAATAATCGTTGAAGATGGCGGCACTAACAACGGGCAGCTTTCTATCTTAGATGGCCAATCTGCTAGTGATGTCACTCCTTTAGCTGCTTTAGACAAGACTAAAACAAAGTCTGCTAAAATGATCATAGATATTTTCAGGCGAGACGACAGCCAATCTAAAAACGAGCTATTTGAATTAGCTGCTATTTACGATCCAGAGGGTGACGCTTGGAGTTTGTCATTTACGTCTATGGGCGATGACGCTGGAGTGAGTTTTTCTATCACTGCTTTAGGACAGCTTCAATATGCCTCAACTACTTTTGGCGGATTGAATTATTCTGGTACTTTAAGAGTTTCACACGTTAAAAAACTAGCAATTTAAGGAGCTATAAAATGAAAAAGAATTATTATTTATTCGGTCTTTTGACATTTGTTTTGTTGGGCGCTTACAAGGTAAGTGACAACGTGTTTAAGTTTGGA